CATAGGCAGCCTGTCCAGCTTGTTTCGCAGCATATCCTCAATGAGCACCGCCAAATGCTCATCCTCTCGCCGCAGAGGGGTCACCTTGGGCTGGGGAACGTTGGCATCCACCTGTGCCTCGATCAGTTCCGCCGCAATGTTTCGCACATGGGGCGTTTTCCGGATCACATCCCCATCCACCAGCTGGTCAATGTGGTTGCGTCCCCGATAAATGGCCTCTCGCTCGTCCATCTGCGCTCGTTCCTGCTCAAAGGCAGCATCGTAGCGTGTCAGCTTCTCCTGCCAATACTCCAGTCTCTTCCTCTGTTCGTTCATCTTCTCCCTCTCTCCCCGCTAAAGTTCCCTCCTCCCAAGCGCACGTGGCGCCTGGGAAGTGGGTTTTTTGCTGTTTTTATCTCACAGGGTGCTGCCACCGGTGAGACCGCCGCCCAAAATAAAGCGCCAATCCACAAAACCGGCCGACAGACGGGCATAGCCGTCCCAAATATTCTCGTCGTTGGCACCCAAGCGGCTGGTGATCTCGCAATCCACACGATCCAGCCACACAGCGCCGTCGCACTGCTCGTTGTAGGAGCTGTCCATCAAAAACCAGGGAGAGGCGTTGGTGCTGCCAAGATAATCGTTCAGATAGGGCCAAACCAGAACCCGCATGGAGCCAAACAGATAGTTAAAATCGTTGTTGGCTGTGCCGGTGGTCTCATAAGAGCCCAAAACGGAAAACACGCTCTTCTTCAAAGAAGCAATGTTGGGAATAATAATGGTATCCGGCTCCAAGCCCAGCGTCTCACCGTTGTCTCCCTTGAAGTTCTGCATAGCGGTCATGGCCGCACCCAGCGCTGTCTCGGAAAATTCATCGGCAAACATATTGGTCTGGTTGCCGCCGGACACCTTGGCCGGGTGCGCCTGGGAAAACAGGCACAGGCCATCGGCGCTGGCGCAATCAAACCCAAAGCCATTGACCGTCACAGCGGTGGAACCCTGGCTGGCGCTGCCCAAAAGATTGGCAAAAAACCGCTCCCGGGTGCGATAAAACGAGTCCGTCAGCTTGGTGGCTCGTTTGGTCATCTCGCCGATTTTGTTGTCATCCCGCATCTCTCGGGAAATGGCGATCTGACTCTTCCAAACCTGGTTCACCAGGGTCTTGGGATAGCCCTCCTCAAAGCCGTTGGTGGGGTGTGCGCCGTTTTCACCCACCACCTGCCAATCGGAGGCAGCCGTCACGCTGGTAAAGGCCTCGGCCCAGTTCTCACTTTTCACCTGACGGAAAATCTTAGGGCCGATCTCCTTGGTTTTCCACGCCTCTGCCACATCCTCGATGCAGCTGGCAATGGGTGCCTGATACTTGCCATACAGGGTGTCCAAACGACCGGAACCCTCTGCGATCACAATATTTGCCATAGTAAATTAGACCTCCTTTGTCTCAACAAAACGGCAGCGGCACAGCGAACCGGCGGCCACACCGTCCATAGCAACGATTTGAATGTTTCCGATTTTCTTGGTGGACGCAATGGACAAACCATCGGCGGCCACGTCTGCCAGGTCTCCCGGCTGCATCGAAGCCGCATCCTGGCTCAGCGGTGCCTCAAAAAGCATATCTCCGGTGATGTGCATCGCCGGGATCACCGTGTCCTGCTCGGCTCCCATCTTGTCACACAAAGCGATATAGTCCGGCTGGGTGGACAGCTTCAGCCGTCCCTGGTTCATCCGCATACACAGACCGACCGTCACATCCCCGGCCTCCACCGCTCGATACTCACTGGGCATGGGCTGCCCATGGTCATAGGAATAAGGCAAAAACGCCATAATCGTAGTCTCCTTTCCGTCCCCTTTGGGGGATCACTGTCTTTGATATTTTTGATATTTTCGATACTTCCGGCGAATTTCCTCGTCGGAAATGCCCGGCTTGGCCAAGCGATATTCGGCGGCGATCTCCGCCGGCACCGACACATATTCGCCGTTTCCCGGCTGACCGGCCAGCGCCGTGAGATGCTGTCGAGAGCCGAGGCTCCGCATGGTCTGGCGTGCCGCCGCATCTGTGGCTCGTTTCACCAGCTTGTCATACTGGGTCAGCTTATAGGCATCCACCAGATTGACACCCTTGCGCACCAGCGCATAAAAGCTGTCATAGTCCGGCATAGCCATCAGATCATCCAGACTCTTTATCTCGCTGTCCAGCTGCCCGATTTGCCGCACCTGCTCCTCAGCCACCAGCCGGGCTCGCTCCTGCCGGGTCTTCTCCTGCTCCCCGGCCAGGGTCTTCTGCTGAGCGGCCACATCCATTTCCATGCGCTGGATGGCCGCATCACGCTGGGCCTCCGCCTTACGTCGGGCCGCCGCATACCGCCCGTCCTCCGGAGTGCGCTGACTCCGCTCCGGACGGTCTTCTCCCGGAGCCGTCCTTTCCGTGTCCTGGGTCGCCGGGGCGGCGAGGCCCGACTCTTTTTCGCCATATGTACCCAGAACGCTCGTGTTCTCCTCCATGCTTTCTCCTTTCGTGCGTCGTTTTATTTGCCGCTTCGCAGATCCTTGCCTCGCACAGCCTTCCCTTTCCGGGTGCCGGAGCCCTTCCGCAGGGCGGGCACCTCCTGTGCCCCTGCGTTTTTCAGGTTCTCCTCATAACCACGCTGCTTTTTCATATCCTCACCTCCTTTCCTGTTGTCTTACCGGGGCTTACCCCACAGCCCCTCCAACACACGCCGTCCCTCCTCATCAGCCCTCTCATAATCCTCCCGCATATCCCGGGTCCACAGAGCGGTCACACCCGGCTCCGGCTCGTCCAAAACCTCCTGCTGGGTTCGTATATAGTGAGCGATGGCCAGCGCCATAACAAGGTCGTCGTGCTCCCCTGCCATGGCCTCGGGTCGTCGGTCTTGGTTGTATTGAAAGGTCATCATCTCTCCCAAGGTGTCGCCGTCGCAAATGCTCTCCGGGTGTTCCCGAAAGGCCGCCACCAGTTGGGCGATCATAACCGGTCTTGTGCGGCTGGTGGTCTCAAAGCCAAAAGCCTCCTTCATCCCGCCGTTGTAGGTGTCCACCAATTCCCTCACATACAACCGGGGATAACCCAGCAGAGAGAGCATCTTCACCGGATAGGTGGAGTAGTTTGTTTCCACGCCCAATAGGGCATCATTGTAATAGCGTCCCAGGCAATACATCTGCCGGGCATATTGATCCTCGTCGTATTGATGGCGCAAAACGGCCACCTGATTGCCGGTGCAGTTGTCCAAAACCTGTCCCACAAACCAGTCAGAACCAACCCCTGCCGTATCGCCGCCCACCACGTAATGCCGCCGGGGTCGTGGCTTTTCGTAAATACGAATAATTCCTTCGGGCTGCTCCACCCACCGAATGTTTTGCAGCGACAACATGTTGTCTCCCATGTCGTATTGGAAGCATCCCCGGCTCACCGGCTGGGGCACCTCCGTGCGCCGCCGGGCGGCCTTGTCGTTGTCAAACACGCTCTGACCGGAGGTCAAAAAGGCCTCATCCGGGCAGGAGGGATATTCCTGCCGAAACATTCGCTCGTCCCCGGCGCAGTTGTTGCGAATACACCACCGCCGCCAAGCAAGCTGCTCCTCGTCCAGGCCATATTCTGCCGCCAGCGCCTTTTCCTCCTCGCTCCACTGTGTGCAGGGTGCAACCTTTTTCCGATATTCCGGATTTTCAAACCAGGGGAAAAACAATGGCACAAAGTCGTTTTCTCCCCGCACCGCCGCCTCCCACATCCGATGAAACTCATCAAACCCATTGGCCGTGCTCTCCACGATCACCATGGTCTCCGGCTCTGCTGGCACCGCCTGCATAATGCCCACCCAGGTGGCCGTCTTATCCCCGGCCCAGAAAGCAAACTCCGAGGCGTGAACGTTGTGAATGGTGTCGCTTCGCCCCACGCCGCCTCCCCCGGCGGTGTTGCAGCGGATGCGGCTCATAAGCCCCGGGTCTTTGGCCTTTTTCTCCGGATCCCGCTCGGGATTTTCAAACACCAGCTCCCGGGCGTTGGAGTTTTTGTGCATCGGCCGCAGCTCGTCGGGCATCTGCTCAAAAAACAGCTTGCTCATCTTAAAAAGATTGGCGGTAGAATCCTCTCGGTGGGCAATAATCAGGGAATTTACGTTCTTTTTCGTGGCTGTGCGCTGAAAAATCAGTGCCTCGGCCAACGTGGAAAATCCCAGCTGCCTGGCCTTCAATATGATCACCCGCATGGGCTTTTTGGCCTTTCGCTGTCCCTCCAGCACCTCATACAGCCGCACCTGCGCCGGATTGAGTTTCAGCGGCACAATGGTGGCGTTCTTGGTGCGAATGTACAGGTTCTTTTCGATGAACCGCCGTGGACTTACCGCCATATTTTCTTCCGTCCTCTCCGCCGTGGCTGATACACCGTGCACTCCTTCCCCGGCCTGCATGGCCGTTTCTCATATTCTCGCAAAATGTATTGACACGCACACGCCATCTCGCCTTCCTGCCCCACATTCACCATCCCGCCATACAGGCAGCTTCTACACTTATCTCTCATTTCGCACCTCCATGTTGCTTTTTGCGACCGCATATATTTCTATCACAGTAACACAGAAATTGCAAGCTTTTTCTTGCATTTTGCAAAATTTTGTGGTAAAATTTTTTCGCAGGGTAAAAAAGCCCTGCTCCGCTCACAAAAAAACTCCGGTTTTGCCGGAGGGTGAGACTATAATAGAAAGGTAATGGTAGAAATGAACCTGGAATTATTGGCCGTTCGCCTGAAAAGCGCACGCAAGCAGCGTCATAAGACCCTGGACGATGTTGCCACCAGCGTGGGTATGAACAAGTCAACGATCCAGCGCTATGAGGCCGGACTCATCCAGTCTCCCAAGCTGCCTGTGCTGCGAGAGGTCGCAAGATACCTTAACGTCAGCCTGGAATGGCTCATTGGCGAGGAGGACGAGGAGAAAGCATCCCCCGAGGAGGACTTAGACCACTATTTAGAGATGCTGGAGACACGGCCAGAGGTTCGTGCCCTGCTCAAAAGCGTGGATGGAGCCAAACCGGAGGACGTGCGAGCCGTCATGGACTTTTTCACCGCCCTGCGTACCAGCAATGAATCCTGAGTGTTATATCCGCCGTCTAGCGTTCCCAAACCGCAGCGTGGAGGCTGCCGTCTTTCCCAATGACGATGGCACCTTCGATATCTACATCAACACCCTGTGCCCTCAGCCCGTGCAAGAGGCTGCTCTTCACCACGAACTGGAGCACATCCGCCTGAATCATTTTTATTGCGATAAGGATATCCGTCAAAAGGAGCAGGAGGCCGACGGCCTGTGTCCCACCGGAGATGACTCTGTCTGCCCTTTCCTTCTTTGACGGGCAGCCCCATTTGCCGATTGCCTGTGATGGGAGCCCACGCTCCACACCCCAGGAAAATCAATAAACAATAAGGAGAGCATCCGCTATGTCCAAGTACGCTGGAACCCAAACCGAGAAAAATCTGCAAGCCGCCTTTGCCGGTGAATCCGAGGCCCGCAACAAATACACCTATTTTGCCAACCGGGCCAAAAAAGAGGGCTTTGAGCAGATCTCCGCTCTGTTTCTGAAGACCGCCGATAACGAAAAAGAACACGCCGAGATGTGGTTCAAGGAGCTGGATGGCATTGGCGATACCGCCGCCAACCTGGCCTCTGCCGCTGCCGGTGAAAACTACGAGTGGACTGATATGTACGATGGCTTTGCCAAGACCGCCGAGGAGGAGGGCTTTCCGGAGCTTGCCGCCAAGTTCCGCCTGGTGGCCGCCATCGAAAAACACCACGAAGAGCGTTATCGTGCCCTTTTGAAAAACGTAGAGACCGCCCAGGTCTTTGAAAAGAGCGAGGTCAAGGTCTGGGAGTGCCGCAACTGCGGCCATATCATGGTGGGCACCAAGGCACCGGCTGTCTGCCCCACCTGCAACCATTCCCAGAGCTACTTTGAACTGCGTGCGGAGAACTATTGATATGGACAAAAAAACCATGTACAAGCTGACCTATGGCCTGTTCGTGCTCACCGCCGCCCAGGATGGGCGGGAAAGCGGCTGCATCATCAACACCGCCACCCAGGTGACCAGCGAGCCAAACCGCATCAGCATCGCCGTG